CAAAAATTGTGCAGAGTGTTATACTTATAAGATAAAGGAGGCTACAAATGATTAATGTTTTATTTCTTATTCCCGCTTTTATTTTAGGGTATGTTGCATGCTATTTAGCAATGACATATAAGGTTGACCAAGATTAAAGAGCCAAAGATTATGAGAATGGATTGGCGATCAGCAGGCTATTGGCCTGTATACAAAGACGGCAAGAAAGTGTGGATACCTAAAAATGCAGTTCCAGAAACAACACAAGACCAAGATACTTCCGCTTAGGTGGATTGCAAACCAGTTAAGTTATCCTGCTACTAATAGTTTGTCTAAAGCCATTGAGTTACAGGAACAAGGTAACTTTGGGTACCGTTTTAAATTCCACGCCAAGGTTTGGTATTATCTTAATAAACCTTATGAGCGGTGGGGCACATACTATGAGGTAGATTGGAAAGAAAATCTATGAGCAAAGACTTAGTTGATCTAGCCATTTCAATGACAGAGATAGATACAGGGATTGAACTATCCCCGCAAGAACGAGAAACAATGAAGCAAAGGATATTGGCAAAGGTAGAAGATGCTAACCGATAGTGCCCGTTTAGGGCATAAAAAGGATTTATATTTCTATTTTTTTGCCTTGCTTTTTTTGCCGAAATTTGATATACTAAACATATGTCAGCCAACAGGTTTGTTATCTGTGAAATATGTAATGAAGAGATACAAGTAAGATCAGCAATGGCGTATCAAACAATCTATAATCATATGAGGAAGCATTAGTGAGAAAACAAAAAGACTTTAAAGAACTTATTGACCCAATAGATTTAATAGTGCACACTAAATCTCCTGAAAAATGGATTCTTATAGACAAAGAAACTGGAGAGGTGTACCAGGGAAATGCTGGTGGCTATTGGGACAGACTTGATCCAGTTATAAAAAACAACCATAACTTTACAAAACAACTTGAATAGGATATACTTATAATATGAAAAAAATAATTATAACTTCTTTATTAATTGCATTATTAATTCCAAATGCATCTGCTCATGCTGCAACAAAATCATTAAATACTAAGGGCAATAAGGCTTCATGTAAAATTATTAAAGTAAATTATAAGTCAGAAGTAATTTCCAATTGGGCTGATGGCTTGGCAAGTGATCAAGATGTGTTAAAAGAAATAGATTTAAACATAAAGATGCTTACTTCAAAGCAGAAACCTACAACTGGTAAAATTAAAACAACTATTAATTCTTGGATTAAGGCAGAAAAAAATACAAAAATTGCAATAACTAATAAAAATCTTGAAGCAATTACTATTGCAATGAATTTAAAAATTTCTTCAGTTACCAATTTTGATAAACTGTGTAAGTCTATAGAAAAATAATACACAAAGGTCTAAAAACCACAGCAGACACCAGTGGCCAAGTTGGTTAAGGCTCCGAACTCATAATTCGGTTATCGTAGGTTCAAGTCCTACCTGGTGTACTAATGGTCTGTAACTCAGTTGGTAGAGTGGCGAACTGTTAATTCGCAAGTCGTAGGTCCGAGTCCTACCAGACCAGCAAACCCATGTAGCCCAGCGGTAGAGGCAGTGGACTTAAAATTCACAAAGCGTTGGTTCAAATCCAACTATGGGTACTAGGGGATTGAAGCATTAAAGTGATGCTCAGGACTTTTAATCCTGAGAAGAAGGAGCGTTACCTTCCAGTCCTACACGCATGATATGATATACATATGTTCTGTGAATATTGTGGGGAAAGACTAATAAATAAAGACTGTTACAACTGTCTTAAAAATGTCAACGCTTTAAGAGAATTTGAGGAAGAAGATGACTAACTGGACTGAAGAACTTAACGATAAACAAAAAGAAGATGTATGGAACTTTGTTGTTTTTACTGTTAAAGAAATAAGAGAACAGATAGCAAAAGATATTGAAGCAACCATTCCACTTTGGAATTCAAAGGGATTTTTAAAATCTCGCAGAACAAAAAAAGCGTTTGAAGCATCTGCTGCAATTGCAAGAGGGGAAAATGAGGGAATATAATGGCTATAACTGTTTATTGGACCTGTAATGAAAAACCATGGCTAAGGGCTAAGGAGCCCGAATCAATATATAAAGAATTTATAAAAGATCCAAAAAATAAAAAAAATGGTTTAGTTTGGTGCCCAGCAGTAAAAGATTATATGCAGAATACTTTTGGGATTAAGTCTATATACAATTATAATTTTAAGATAAATCCCGATGGCTCTGTGACATCACCACTTTATGACGATTGGTTTTTTAAAAACAATGTTACTGTTCGTTCAAGTGAAGACAAACTATTTTCTTTTTTACAAAGATTTTCTTTTTTTACTGAAGAAAAATCTTTGTTAATGTCTGCTGGTATTTCTCCGTTTTTAGAAAACAACAATGTAACTAGGCGTTGTACTATAATTCCTGGGACTATTGATATTGGCAAGTGGTTTAGACAAGTAGAATATGCTTTTTATTTAAAACCAGAGCATGATGAATTTTTAATTGAAGAAAATGAAATATTTCAATATATAAAATTTCATACTAAAGAAAAAATTATTTTTAAACAATATGAAATAAGTGAAAACATACAAAACTTTTTTTATGCAATTGAAAACTCCAAAGAATTCAGAAGAGTAAAGAATAGATCATTAGAAGAATATTATTTAATGGTAAAAAATAAAAAACGCATTTTAAAAGAAATTAAAAATAATTTATTATGAAAAAATATTATGGCTAATATAGTCTTTCTTGGCAACTTTGAGGTGCCTTATAGTAGTGAGAATCATCATGCTAAGTCTCTAGAGTCTCTTGGACATACCGTTGAAAAATTGCAGGAGAAAAAAGCGGGCAGTTCAGAAATATTAATGAAAGCATTGAAATCTGACTTATTCATCTGGGTGCATACCCATAGATGGCAAACACCAGGGTCTAGGTCAATGACAGATGTATTAAAAGAATTAGAGGCTGCTGGCATACCAACTATGACCTATCATTTAGATTTGTGGTTTGGGATTGAACGTGAAAAAGATTTAAAGAATGATGACTTCTACACAAGTATTGGTCACTTCTTTGCTACAGATAAGTTAATGTGTGATTGGTTTAATGAAAATACACAGGTAAGGGGGCACTTTCTGCCTGCTGGTGTGTATGATAAAGAGTGTTATCTACATCAAGATTACGATCCACATAATTTTGAGAATGATATTATCTTTGTTGGCAGCAAAGGTTATCATCGTGAACATAAATACCGTCCAGAATTAATAGACTTTTTGAGAAACACATACGGCAAAAGATTTTTACATGTTGGTGGAGACGGTGACACTGGAACTGTACGTGGAGATGCTTTAAACCGTATCTATGCAAGAAGCAAGATAGCAATAGGTGATAGTTTAAACATTAATTTTAACTACCCTTACTACACTAGTGATAGGTTGTTTGAGAGTACTGGTCGTGGTGGTTTTACCATTTACCCTCGCATTAAAGGGCTTGAAGAATACTTTAAAGATGAAAATGAAATTATATTTTATGAACACGGCAACCTTGAAGATCTAAAAAATAAAATAGATAAGTACTTGTTAAACGGTGTATCAAGAGAAGCAATCAGACTTAACGGACATGAGAGAACAAAGAAAGAGCACACATATGTTCGTAGATGGGCTAGCATTTTAGAAACTTTAAATATAAAATGAAATATTTAGTTACAGGTGGTGCTGGTTTTATTGGATCAAACCTTGTTGATAAGTTAATTAGTCTTGGTCACGATGTTATTTGTATTGATGATGAGTCTGCAGAATGTCATGAGCAGTTCTATTGGAATGATAAAGCACAAAATTATAAGCATGACATTTGTGATTATGACCTAATTGCACCACTATTTAAAGATGTTGACTGCGTATTTCACGTAGCATCTGATGCAAGAATACAGCCAGCAATATTAAATCCAAAAAAATCTATTGAATCAAACGCAGTAGGAACAGCCAATGTTCTTGAACTTTGTAGGGTTAACAAGGTTGATAGGCTAATCTATTCAAGCACATCTTCTTCTTATGGTAAAAAGGCTTTGCTTCCAAACCAAGAAACACAATCCCCTGATCCACTAACTCCATACTCTGCTGCTAAAGTTTTTGGTGAAAACCTTGCAAGAGTTTATTATAATCTTTACGGATTAAAAACAATATCCCTTAGATACTTCAATGTGTATGGAGATAGACAACCATTAAAAGGTCAATACGCACCAGTAATAGGACTATTTTTAAAACAATACCATGAGTCAAAACCATTGACAGTAGTTGGAGATGGATCTCAGCGTAGAGATTTTACTCACATATCAGACGTAATACAGGCAAACATTCTTGCATCTGAAGTTGAAAATGGATTTGGGGAAGTATATAACATTGGGTATGGAAGTAACTACTCTATACTTGATATTGCTAATATGATTTCAAATGATGTTAAGTTTATCCCGTCAAGAATTGGGGAAGTGCAAGAAACTCTTGCATCTAATTCTAAGTTTAAAGATTTAACTGGATGGATACCTAAAGTATCACTAATGAAATGGTTGCAGAAATGAAATATGTAGTCTGTTTACCATTTCGTGTTCAAGAGTTTCGTGATGAGTTTATGCTTAATTGTAAATTAAACAATATTTTAGAGATTGACAATACAGTTAATAATATTGGCATAATGGCTAGTCATAATCTTGGCATTAAAAAACTTTATGAAGATAGTGCTGATTGGCTGATTATAATGAGTGCAGCAATAAGGTTTGGTGATAAGGGTGGCTTAGATATCATTGAGCATTTAGAAAAAACTGATGCTCAAATTGTTGAAGGCTTCCAACTTTATGGTTGGCATTTAATGGCTTTTAAAAAAGATGTTATTGATACTGTTGGCGGATGGGATGAAAACTTTACACCATATGGATATGATGATATAGATTATAGTATTAGAATTCAAAAAGCAATGCCTAATGTTAAATGGGAAAGGATTTTATTTGATGTTTCAGATACTATTATGGGTCATAGCATTAAACTAGGTGGAGTAAGGTCAAATGACAACCTATTGCATCAATATTTCTACAATAAGTGGGGCCAATATCCTGGAGGTGGGCACAGTGTTGAGGAACTTTATCCAACTCCATTTAACTTACCAGATGTAGATTTTAAATACTGCCCAAAAGAAGATGATAAGAACCATGTTAGTTTTATTAAAAAAGTTAGATACCAAGAATAGGATGTTTATAAAATGACAGAAATGATAAAGTCAGTAATCAATGGAGAGTTTGAAATCTTTCTTCCAGAACATCGTGCCAACAGACCTGAGTGGTACACAGAAAAAGGATGGGAAAGAAAAAGATTGCAATCAATGCATAGCAATCTTGGACCTGGCGATGTAATCTATTATGTTGGTGCAGAAGAAGGTGAATTTGCTGCTCTATGTCAAATGTGGGGTGCCGAAGTAGTTGTATTTGAGCCAAACCCAAAAGTTTGGTCACACTTTCCTTTACTCTGGAGTGCAAATAATTTAGAATTGCCACTCGCATGTATTCCTGGGTTCGCATCTGATAAGATAAACAATCTTTCAAGAATATACTACAATGAATGGCCACCAGAAGTTAATGATGTAATTGAAGCAGCACATGGATTTAAAGAACTATACCTTGAAGGAGATACCTATGGTCAAATTACCATAGATTCCTGTGTATATGATCATGGGATTAAGCCTCCTACGGCAATTTCTTTAGACGTAGAAGGCAGCGAAGGACGTGTTTTAAGGGGCGCAGAAGGCGTTTTAAAGGAGTTTAAGCCTAAGATCTGGTTATCTGGTCATCCAGAATTTATGATGCAACAATGGAATGAATACTTATATGATTTAAGATTTTGGTTGTGGGGGCTTGGATATAAAGAAACATTGCTTGACTATCAACATGAAGTACACTTATATTATGAACGATATTAAAGCATATCTTTATTCAGTTAAACAAGAAGATTGTGCTGCTGATAAATGGGATTACGGTTTATTAAAACAATTTTTTAATAAAAACAAGATTAAACCAGACAGAGTAACAACTTTGCCCAATGTAGATAGAGCATTTGTGGTAGTTCCTGGACCACAAAATGTAGACTTTGAAGATCAAATATCTAAAGAGTTAAATAAAATAGGCAGGGTAGTTTTATTTATTACTGGAGATGAAAGCGCTACCTTTAAAGTTGATAAAATAAAACATGACAATATTGAGATTTGGATTCAATACCCGCACAGAAAACATTCACAATATAATAAGTTAGCCTTGGGTGTTCCACAACACTTATCAAATAATTTACCAAAGTATCAAGATAAATCTTATGATGTATTTTTTTCAGGACAAATAACTCATCAAAGAAGGCAAGAACTTGCAACTGTTATGCATGACATACCAAACTCTTTTTATAATCCAACTACTGGTTTTGCAGAAGGACTAAAACCAAAACAATACTATGACAAAATGGTTTTATCAAAGATTGTTCCTTGTCCTAGCGGAGCAATGGTTATTGATTCATTTAGATTCTACGAAGCAATTGAAATGCTTTGCTTGCCCGTAGGGGATGAGTTAGATTCAAAAATGCACAACACAAATTTTTTTAATTTTTTATTTCAAGGTGAGCACTCAATAAATACTGTTGAAAATTGGCAAAACCTACCCAAGTTATTACCTGATTTATTAAATAATTACACATCTGAAATGCATCAAGTTGTTTGTTGGTGGATTAAATATAAAAGAGATTTGTTTATTGAGTTAATGAGGCAAATAAATGCATAAAAGAGATATAACAATTGTTATGGCTACATCTGTAATTCCAGATCATCCAAGTACAACAATGATAGAACAAACTATTAGTGATATTCGTGTTCACTTTCCAGACAACGAAATTATTATGCAAATAGATGGTCTTAGGGAAGAACAAAAAAATCGTAAAAAAGATTACGATGAATACAAAAATCGCATTTTATGGAAGTGTTTACATGAAGATAAAAACATCCTACCTTTTATATTTAAAGAGCATAGTCATCAAACCAACATGATGCGTCAAACAATTACTGAAGTTAAAACACCTCTATTACTTTACGTTGAAGGCGATGCTCCTTTGACTCCAGATACACCAATAGACTGGGACAAGTGCTTGGATATGTTTGAATACAATAAAGCAAACACCATTCGTTTTCATTTTGAATCATTCATACCAAAAGAGCATGAACACCTTATGTTTGGTTTAGAGGATGGCTTTATGAAAACCATACAATGGAGTCAAAGACCACATCTAAGTAGAAAAAAATATTATAAAGATATTGTGCTGCCAAGATGTAAGGATAAATTTTTTATAGAAGATACATTTCATGGAGCAATTCAAGATGATATCTCCCCGTATGAGGTGTTTAACCAAGAAGGTTGGGATATGCATAAACTTTGGATTTATCACCCTGAAGGTAATATTAAACGTTCTTACCATTTAGATGGTCGTCAAGGTACCCGAAAATTTACGGTAGACGATGAAACTTGGGGGTATAAAGAATGAGACTAGGAATCATAGCAAGATCAGATAATACTGGCCTTGGTAATCAGACTAGAGAGTTAGTTAATATGCTTAACCCTGATAAGATTCTTTTAATTGACTCTACCCCGTTTAATAACAACAAGCAACATCCACACTGGTATGACCAATACAGTTGCATTAAGACACAAGGTTTTCCTTCTGTTCAACAAATAAAAATGTTTTTAGGAGATGTAGATGTTGTACTAAGTTGTGAAACATTTTACGATCAAAATTTTGTAAGGTTTGCAAATAAACGTGGTGTAAAAACAATCCTTCAATATAACTATGAATTGTTTGGTCACTTGTCAAACCCAGAACTACCCTTACCAACCGTATTGTTATCGCCTAGTTTATGGCAAATTGAAACAATTCAAAGCATGTTTGGAGATAGAACAAAGGTAATTCATCTTCCACCACCAACCACTCCTGAGTTATTTACAACTGTAAAAAATAATAACATTTCTAAATCACACAATAGACTATTACATATTGCTGGCAAGAAAGCAGCCAAAGATAGGAACGGTACTGAAACTGTAATAAATATGCTAAAACACTCTAAGGCTGATTATGAATTAGTTATTAGAAGTCAAAGTGAAATAGTAACTAATGTAACAGACTCAAGACTAAAGATTGAAATTGGCAATCCAGAAAACAGGGAAGACCTGTATAACGGTTTTGATGCTATGGTACTACCTAGACGATATGCAGGACTGTGTTTGCCAATGAATGAGGCTTTGCTTTGTGGTCTTCCCGTTTTTATGACAAATGTTTCACCCAATAATCAGATCTTGCCACAAGATTGGCTGGTTGAGTCAGACTCTATAGGAAGCATTAGAACAAAGGTTAGAATTAATTTGTTTGAAGCAAATAATGTTTTGTTAGCACAAACAATTGATAAGTATATGTCTATCAATGATAAAACTAATTATAAAAAACAGGCTTACGAGTTAGGGTTTAATAACTTTGCACCAACAGTATTAAAAGATAAATACCTAGAACTTATTGCTCAAATCTAGTTTTTTTGTTAAACTTGTCTTTAAGTATTTTATTAAATATACTATTAAATGAACTATCTGCACTAGACAAATATGTATGATCATCTATGTTTAAATTATAAGACTTAAGAACTAATGGTCCAGAATTGTAAACCTTTACGTCTTCCATTTGTGTGCCACCAACATTAAACTTGTTTCCATATATAGATCTCCATAAAAACTGATCTAAAAGTTCTAGCACTATCTTTAATTTTTCTTTTTCCATAACCATCGGGACGTGGAGTTCATAGTCTAGTGGATTTTCAAATCCTAACGCCTTAAGTTTTTTATATGTGCCTGAAAGTTTTCTGGTGTACTGAGAGTTGCCATTTAATTTTTGGTATAGGTTTATTTTATCTAATAAAAAACCACTGTGAAAATTTTCTATTCTGTTTATTTTTTTAATAATGTAGAAGTCATCATTCATTAAAATAAATGATTCTGATATTTCTTGTGAAAAACAAATTGTTTCTAAATTTTTTACAGCATTTTTATATTTTGATTCTTTTTGTTCTACCTTTATGTAATTGCCTACATACCAATCAGGCTTACCGCCAACAACCCATATGTTTGCCTCTGGAAAACTTTCAACGACAGATCTAATTGAATACTTTAATTCTTCGTTTATTCCATCTTTACATATATAAACAAAATCCATGCTTCTCCATTATAAAAATTAAGAAAGGCGAATCTATTTTAGTAAATTCGCCTCTCTCAATTAACTAACTACTTCTTTTTAGCAGCAGCCTTTTTCTTTGCTGGAGACTTCTTAGCGGGTACAATCTTGCTAAGTGCATCCGAAACAACACCTGTATCTGGCAATACGCCAAATGCTTTGTCATTAGGATTGAGTGCTCTCAATGCAACGGGCGCTACAGCAGCAACTAGTGCAGCCCAAAGATCTTTTGGATCTGTTACGCCAGCCATGTAAAGTGCAAACACTGCGCCAAGAACAGATCGTCCGTATGATGCTAGCATTGCCTTTGTCTTATCGTTTAATAAGTTATTCATTATTCCTCCTAGGATATAACTTGTGTTAGTGTTTTATAGCCAATCCATAAACCAATAATTCCTGCGACTCCCGCAAAAACTGGTGGTGCTGGTACTGGCAATTTGAATGCTGCGAACACAATACCGCATCCAAAACCTGTTATTATTGATAATAAAATTTCTTTCATTAGTTGTATTCTTTTCTTGACCAAATTTGTTTTTTATATCCATCGGTTAAAAATCTACGAACAGAATACCATGTTTTTTTATTATATAATTCATCATATTTACCCTGCTCAGAATTCCAAATATCTCTCTTAATAAATAACATTTGATATATAGGAGTTCCTGCTGGTATTAAACCAGAAAATCCTTTTTTAAGTACAAAGGGTATTGGGCCAGTCATTGGCCAACCGTCAGTATCAATAATTCCATTATGTGTTATAAAAGGTAAATCAAATCTATTTGCTGGATGAAAATAAAAAGTGCTATAGCCAGGAGGAGTTTTTGGTTCCCAAAAAGTATTCCAATGAAACTCTGTTTTATAATATCCAGGAAAATGTGGCATTGAGTTTGAAGACTTGTGATCTTCTCTTCTTGTAGATAATGGTCTAAAATCTCCAAACCATCTATAACTAATTGCTGGATCATCTTCTTCTGTGTTGCATTCAACATAAACATCGCATGCGAGTTCTTGAGTATATCCAGAAGTTAATGAGTCTATAAATGGCATACACTTTTTTGCAGTATAGTCAATACCTGAACCATCAATCTTTTTTACTTCAATCGGCATAGATTTAAACCAGTCTGGTACATATTTTTTACTTGGTTGTGGCCTTGGAATACAAATTTCTGTATCTTTGTCGCTTGGTATAAAAACCACTTCATTGTTTTTTATTTTCATTTTGTATTATTTTCTGGTAACAGGGCTAAAAGTTTTTCTGAATATATCTTTAGTCCTTTACTATTAAGTTCTTCCGATACTTCTTTAATAGTTTGTTGTGACTTTTCAATATATTCAAATGCCCAGTCTCTGGAGTCAGATAGGAATTTTATAAAATTTTCTTTATGTAGTGTATCGTCAGACATATTAATACCACTGTTGGCCTGAGAGTTTAATTCTTCAAGTGCCCTGTTTTTTATAAAAAGTTCAGCCAATAATAAGTTAGACTTTTTTAGTTTACTAAACGTTGCCCAATAGGATAGCCCAAAGGAAAAGGATAGGGTGGCAAAAAATACCAGAAACATTATTTCCATAATATCTATTGTACACCAGCCTCTCTGTATCCATTTAAAACCTTTATCATTTCTCCGTGATTCATTGAGGTTTCGGATAAAGTTTTTTGATTATTTTTTATATTATTAAACCATTCATTATATTCAAACCACTCATTTTGCTCAAAAGCATCATTAACTCTATTAAAATTTATTAAATCTAGTCCATAAGAAACATCAAACCAACTTTGTAAAGCAAATCCACGATCATCTGTTATAGACGAAAACTCATTAAATGTTGGAATAGATGATTCCCACCTAGTAAATATTTCTTTTATTGAATTAGGAACATTTTCAGTATAATGTTTCCAAAAATCTGTATCATTTTTTTTACCCATATAATGTAAAAAAATAAAATCTGCAGTTTGTTCCCACCACTCACAAAATCTTGAATTATAATATTTTCTTGCATTTTCAGAATTATTAAACAATTGAGAAACATCAGATAACAATATCTGTAAAAAATATATAGATGTCCAAATTGAAGTTGCTTCTAATGGTTCTAAAAATCCAGAAGATAAACCTACTGCAAGACAATTTTTTGTCCATGGACTTTTATAATATCCAGGAACAAAAGAAAAAGATTTTGGTGATTCAACAGAAAATCCTAAATAACCATCAAGTTCTTTTTTAGCATCTTCGTATGAAACTAATCTTGAGTTATAAACATAACCGCAACCATATCTCTCTTGTAATGGGATTTTCCATATCCACCCATATTTCATTGCAATTGATTCTGTGTATGGTGGTAAATTGTTTTCTTTTTCTTTTGGCAAAAAAAATGGAATTGCTGCGTTTGTGGTTAATTTATCTGATAGGTCTTTCCATTCTGTATTATAATGTTTTCCAATTATTATTTTATTAAAACCAGAACAATCAAAAACAAAATCAGTTGTTATTTTAAATGAATTTTCTAAAATAATAGCAGATATATTGTTATTTTTATCTGTCTCTATATCAGAAACCTTTCCTTCTATTCTTTGAATTCCACGCTCAACTCCTTTTTGTTTTAAAAAATTTGCAAGTTTTCTTGCATCAAAATGAACTGCAAAACTTGCTAATTGGTCATAATTAAAAATTTCATTATTTGTTCTTTTATTTTCAATATATGTAAATGGAACTTTTCTTTTTTCACTTATAATTGATGAATAATCTGATTCTTTTTTGTTTATTTTATGATGTGCTGTCATTAAATAATACAAACTGCTTTGATTAAAAGTTTGACTAAAACTATTTTTTAAATTAGGAGATATTGATGGTATTTGTGATCCAAAATTATGATAGTAGTAATCTTTTTTGGGTGTCCAATTAGTAAACTTAATCCCATTTTTAATTGTGCAACCAGTGTTTTCCATAAGATCTGTTAATGGAATTCCCAACCAATCCATAATTTCAACAAAATTTGGAGTTGTTCCTTCCCCAGCACCAAGAATACCTATTTCTTCTGATTCTACTAAAGAGACATCAAAATTTGGCATTTTTCTTTTTACCATAAGTGCGGTAATCCAACCAGCAGTTCCACCACCAACTATTAAAATCTTTTTCATTTTTTAATTATACCTCATCTAATGATTTCTTAATAGCATGGGTTGCCCAATAATACAAACACCTATCGCAACAAGGTTTATTGTCTTTACTCTGGGTGTCTTTATAAAACTCTGCATAATAGATATGATCTTTACGGTAAAGATTAGCCCTATGGGTAATATTAACACGATTTACATGAGATCCCAGACTCCAGACTGGCTGTTGAGTACCCCACAGATGCCCAGAAACGGCTTCTAAAGCGTCTAGGTTGGCCTCATTGCCATCTGTCCTAATACCTCTAAGTCTAGCCTCTTTAATCATGGCATTAGCGTATGTACGCAATGATTTTTCAGCATTCTTCCACATCAATACCGCTGGATGATTGCGCCATGCACCCGAAAGAGATTGGCCAGATAAAACCTTAAGTATTTGGTATGACTCTAATATTTGTTTATTTAATCTTTTATTATCTAGTATTTCTGCACACTGGTTATAATCTTTGTAAGGTAAAAAAGTTTGCATTAATTATCTTCTTCAATGTCAAATAATTCTAAATCTGATAATTGACTAAGTTTTGCAGCAAAGAACAAACTAATTGCAACAAGAACAGATATTGCTAATGATATTAATATAATTATTTTCTTTTTCATTTTACTATTGTTACTCCACATCTTAGGCATGCTGCATAATTTTTACCAGTAAACGGACAAGAGCCAGCGTCAACAAGGTTGTGTAATTTTATTTTACAAATAAAAAATAATATAATTTGTTTTATCATTTTATTGCCTCTCTAGTTACTAAAACTATTGCACCACATTCTTCTAAAACCTTTTTTAATTTTACGACATATTGAAGTGCTGATATTTTATCATCATGCCCCATGTGCAAAAATTTTTTTTCATCTAATTTTACCGTAAGAAAATGCTCATTGTCAATAATTTCTACCCCAAATCCTTTAGGTGGTAGAATTGAGTGCACAGCCATACGCATGGCGTCTGTATACATTATTTATATTCTTTTCTATGCCAGTAATTATTTTTATATGATCTTTTTATTGTAGAAAAAACTTTTTGTTGATTTAAGAATACATTTTTAGCATCATACTTACCTTGTTCTTTTTTCCAAAATTCACGTTTAATTGGTATTATTTGTGTAATTGGCGTTCCTTTTTCAATAATACCAGTAAAATTATTTTTAATAAAAAATGGAAAGTGAACACTTCCAGTCCACGTATCACAATCAACTATTCCAGTAATTGTTAAAAATGGAAGATCAAACCTATTGATTGGACTTAAAAACATCAAAGAGTAATCTTTTGGTAATTTAATATTAAATTGGTTATGCCATTTATACACAAATGGAGAGTATCCTTCTGGACATGGCAAGCCTTCCCACTGATCTAAAGAATGTTCTGTAATAATTTTTCTTTCAGTTCTCCACATAATATATGGTAGGTTATTTTCTCTTTTTATTACTTCTATGTCTGCTGTTAAATGCATCATATACCCCGCAGTTATGGCATCAAAAAATGGAGTACATTTTTTATATGTAGAAGTTGTTGTGCTTGGATTGCTAACTAAAAGTTCAGAGTTTGTACCAGGCATTTGGGTAGCAGATTTCCTATACCATTCGGGAATAAATTCAGAGGAAGGGTTTATATTAAAGAAAAATTCTGCTCCTTCTTCTACTGGAGTTATTAAAAACTTTTTATTCATTATTGCTCCATTGTTAGGGCTTGCCAAGTAGTTGACCAGTCTTGTTTAGTTTTATGTTTATTAAATTCTCTTGAAACTTCTCCACCTTCTAGATAAACACCGCCCCAAACTCCCCATTCTTTTCCTGAAACACCATTAGCAAAGCAGACTTTTCTAACTGGACACTGCTTACAAAGTGCGTCAACGCTATGTCTAGAATCTTCTTGATCTTCATATTTATCAAAATATATATTTGTATCAAGGCCTAAACAGATAGCCTCATCTTTCCATAAATGCTGTTTCAAGGTTAATCCTTATACTTATTTGGTATATCCCAACCATTACGACCAGGCTTATAAATTCTATGCAGATACCACTTGTTTTTTACTCTAATGCCCGCAGGAGAAGTTTTTGCTGTATCAGATTCTTTTAAATCAATTACATCCCACGCATGCCAAATAAGGTTTTCATTCTTACTTACAATTTTTTCCATTGTATTTAAACTTCTAATAATCATTTTTTCTCCTAATATTTAAAAAGACCAACGTCAATGTTGTTTGCTTCTGCAGTTAAAACCAATTTTGATTTGGTTTCTTTTGGATTACTTAAAAAAGCAAAATAATTAATTTGATTTATATTTTCGCTCAACCATGCAGGTGCTACGTTATAAAATTTAATCTTTTTGCCTCTTGCCTTCATTCCACGTTCTGATAAATTAGAGAACTCTGAAACAAAATTATTTATTTTTGATGGGCCAGCGGAGTAAATAATAAATTCATTATCCTCATCTTTCATTCCCGACAAGGCAACACTCATGGCACGTAAAAAGATGTTGTACTGGTTAAACTCTTTTGTTCCCTGCACTGCCACTATCATCTGGTCCCACTCCTTGTTTTAAGTCATCAAGTATTGATAACATGTTATCTAATTCTTTTGTTGACATATTTTCAATATCTAATGGTTTTGCTGTATCTTCATCTATCCTGCCGTTAATAGTATTAGCAGTATAAAAAACATTATCTAATATCCAATATGCTTTATCTTTTTCTATTACTACTTTTAACATATTTTTTTGAACATGTTTTTGAGATTGAGTAATAAACTTAGGCTTCTCAAACCTTTGTTTTGGAATAACATCTTTAATCATTTCATAAATATTGCTTTGCCGATATTTAATTTTTTTTAAAAATGATATTCTTTTTTTATTTAATATCTTAATTATAGACCCGTAAGCCAGCAATGTCAAGCCTACAACTAATAAATATTTCATTTTATTTAGTTTTTTTAACTGATTCTTTACTTAGCCCTAAAACCATAGAGTTAAGTTTATTAATCTCAAGTTGTAGTTTTAATGACTCTAACTCTACGTCAGATAGTTTTTGTTTATAAAATGATATTAATTGAATTAATTCATTTTTTTCTAAATTATCCATATACCCCCCTACTTTCTTAAATCAAATGCAGTTCCCTGCCAAATTTTTTCTACTTTTTTCTTTTCTCTTTGTGTAATTGCACGGCTCCACGAAAACCCTGCATCTCCGCCCCAAGCATCCCACATAATTCTTCCGTTAGATGGAAACTCTGGACCATCGTAAAACCCTTTGCCTTTTTTGTCTACTTCATGACGAGAAAAAAAAGAATACATTCTTTTAACAGTACTAAGAGACATTGCTCTACCAGCAACTATATCTGTTGCTCTACCCCAACCTACTGGAGTTCCAGCACCTGTTGCCTTACCGTCTGCTTTCCACTTTAAAGCACGACGAGCAGCAGCCTTCATACCAGATGTAGGTGTGTATGTATCAGCCATTTTCGCTTACCTTGTTTTTTTCATAAGATCTACCCCAAAAGAATGAACCAATCATTAATAAACCTATTGCTAATGAATGCAAAAAATAAAATGTATTCATTTTAATTTTTTCTTTTCTTGTTTAGCAACACGCTTTTCTTTAAGAGTCATTTTTGGCTCTTTCTTTTTATTAGCGTTACCCTTTTGTTCTTTATTTGCCATTAGTTACCCCCATTTTTGTTTTTGGATATGGACCAAGGTCTGCTTTAACAGTCCCGTCTTTTCTTAAACGAACAACCCTGCCATTTTTTATTTGTGTAGGGTTAAATGCTGTTGATTTTTTCTTTGGCATTATTTTTCCAATGTCAAAGGATCAAATACTCCACCCCAAATATTTTTGGTTGTAGATTGTGATTTTGATTTATATGTGCCACCACGACGCTTATATTCTTGCACTACCCAAGAATTTGCCACTGCAGATGGATAAACATCAAACTTGTCTTTTGCTGCCTGTACAACTGCTGCATAAAGTTTTGGATTGGACGGCTCACTCCCGCCACTTCTTGGTTTAATAAAATCTTCGTATTTTGGTTTTTTCTTTTCCATAGAATCACTCATCTCGTTTACTTTAGAAACAGGAACACAATTAGGAACCATGCGTCCACCTTTTTCTTTCATACCACGTTGCTCATATCCGACCCAACACTTTTTTTCCATGTTGTCCCACTTATCTTCATCTTCATTATCTGAGTTATAAGATTTTCCTATTTGAACAGCATACATGTTTTCCATATCAGATTGCGATAACACTGCTGGAATTCCACTGCCAGTTGATCCTACTTCCATTACCATATCAACAGATACAGATAATGATTCAATCTTTACAACTTCTGACATGCGATGATAGAAAACATATGGTTGTTCTTCCCATGCGCCATCGGCTGCCTTATAAGCACGAACAATAACTGGTTTGTCATCTTCAGCATATTCCATTGAATATTCAGAACCAGGAAGACCAAGTAAGCCAGGATTGGTCATAACATATTCAACACGACCAGCCATAATTTCGTTATCTTCATGGACAAACATTACAAAATCGCCTTCTACAATATTACTCATGCTTTTATTATATCAGAGTTATTTCTTACGGGTTAGGCGTTTAAGTTCTTCTATAGCCCAAACGTCTTGCTTGCGTAGTTTTGACATTTCTACGGGATCAAAAGATTTATCTGTAAGGGTAATCACTGGATCTTTTGCCAAAAAATCTATGTCCACATAGGATCTTTCCCATAAAGAAAGTATTTCAGCATTAACTCTATTAAGATGGTCATTATAAAGTTCTGGCATTAATTCTTTAATTTTAGGTGTAAATGAGTATAGTAATGATCCGTCTTCAGAATCAATACCCGCAACTTCTAACCCACCTTCAAGAATCAACCTTTCAATCATTTCATTTTCTTCTAAACTCATATTTTTTCCATCTGGATTAAATATTCTCTTGAATAGTTTTTTCATAATTAATAAAATTCTCCAACTCTTTCCTTGTCTGTGCCCCAGTTACACGATCAAGTTCTTTGCCGTCTTCTAATAAAATAAATGTAGGAATTGATTTAACCTGAAATTGTTTAGCCAAAAGTTGTTCGTAATCAACATCTATCATTTGAAATTGAAAACCTTCTTTTTTTAATTCCTCAACAACTGGTCTTGTTTTTTTACAAGGATTACACCAGTCTGCTGTAAAATAAAAAACGTTTTTCATTTGCCAGACTTTGATCTAGCCTTTTTAAGAACTTCAAAATCTTTAATCTTAGTTTCCCCAAGATATCCCCAAGCATATCCATCGTTAATCATCTTATTATTAATTGATTCAGACTCTCCATTAATGTATATCCAACCAAGAATGCGTCCATACTTTTCAGACGAGTTCATTTTTTCTGTACGAATAACTACAGACTTTGCATCCTTAAGTTGTTTTTTTAAATATTCTTTAGATTCAAGACCAAGAACTTTTTCAACCTTGTCTTTTGTACGTGACTCTGGCGTATCAATGCCAGCCAAACGAACACGGGATGAAAATAAAATATCAAAACCTAAATCAATAATTACATCAATGGTATCTCCATCAACAACATTTTTTACTTCTTTTACAAA